CTATATGTAATAATGCAGGTGTTAGTCCAGAGGTAAAGCTAGAAGGAGTAATGTCTAGACCTGAAGGATACGGATACAACGCTAAGACAGATGAATACGTAGAAATGATTGAAGCAGGAATTATAGATCCGGCCAAGGTTACAAGAACAGCACTAGAGAGTGCAGTGAGTGCATCAGGAACACTACTTACAGTGTCTTGTGCAATAGTATAAAATAAATTAATATGAAATATAGTAATAAATTAATAGAAGAAATCAAAAGAAGAGAGAGCTATAACAAAATGGCTCCTTTTCCAGTATTCGACAAAGAAATAATAAACGACATGAGTAAATTAAGTGAAATAGTAAAGAGGCAAGACTACAACAACGAGCCAGTATGCTACTGTAAGACTTGCTTAAGTATCAACATCAAAACGGTAGAGTTTGACTCTAACGATGATGAACTTGAGCCAAGAAGCGTAGACTACTGTGTACCATGTAGTAACACAGAAATGGGTGAAGCACATATATCCGAGTGGGCTGACATGTATAAAGAAAAATATGGTGAGGACTTTTTAACAAAGAAGTAATATGAAGTTATTTTTAAGATTTAAGGACACAGATAGTAAAACTGTTGAGGAGTTTGACGAAGTTAGCTCTGACGTAAAATACTTAGAAGAGAAGGCTAGTGCATTTCATACGGAGATAAGAGAAGTAAACCAGTACTTAACAAAATCATTGTTCGTAATAGAGACAAGCATCACTGGAAGCTACAAAGAGAATAATTACAAATTAGCAGTTAAAATAGAACACTATGACAATAGGTCAGGACATGAACATAAAGAAAATACACACAGACAAAAAATCGATATTTAGATATTGGCTGGAATTTCTTAAGCCCTACCATAAGTTACGTAACAAGGAGATAGAAGCTTTAAGCTTAATGCTCTACTACAGATACGAGTTATCTAGAGAGATACCTAACTTGGACATGGTTGATATGATCTTGTTCTCTACAGAGACTAGAGGTAAGATAAGGGCAGAGCTAAACAACATGAGTCAGAAGGTATTTAACAATCTACTCACATCGTTACGAAAGAAAGGTGTATTAACAAAGGACAATAAAATAAACCACGTACTCATTCCCAATATGACAGAGAATGGATTCAAGCTGGTCTTTAATTTCGAAGTAAAGTAATGAAATTTAACAGAGCACATGAAGCCGTAATCAAAAAGATTGCTGAAAAACACGGACTTACAGTTGAAGAGGTAAAAGAAATAGTATCTACTCCAACTAGGTTCATTCAGGAGAAATCAAAAGAGATTGTATTTGAGGATGGCTTAACGAGAGAAGAATTCGATAAAAAGAAAAAGAACTTTAACATACCAGCAATAGGTAAGTTATACGCATCATACTTTCTTTATAACGAGATTCAGAAGAAAAAGAATAAAAAAAAGGAACAATAATTATTTAAAAATTTAAAAATGTCAGAACAACAAAAAGTACCAAAAAAAGTAATAGTACAGACAGAAGCATTACAAGCTATGATTGACTACGTATCAAAAAGACCTTTTGTGGAGGTTTCAGAACTAATTGCTAATCTACTAAGAGCTGTTGAGACGGTTCAACAAGATAGTAAAGACGATAGTGCAAAAAAATTAAAGCCTAAGAAATAATGAAAGACTTAACGAAACAACTTGATATACAGAAGGATACAGAGGCAAGAGACCTTGGAATAAAAGACTTCTTTAATCAAAGAGATAAAAGCCTTAGAGGAACTGCTGGATTAGTAGAAGACTCTACCAAGGTTATACAAGAAGAAGGAGAAATAAAGCAATTTCTTTACGAACAGTCCCAGAAAGTTTCTTCTCTTCCTAACCAGGTAAGACCAATGTTCTCAGGAGTATTCCTTACTGCAAGAAGAAATAAGTTAATTGAGAATGGCATATACTTACCTACTGCTTCTTTTGGGAAGGGTAGTGATACAGATATGGAAATGGATTTTGCTGAAGGGCAAATGGTATTAAGATGTGGTCCTAATGTTAGTCAACTAACTGAAGGTATGGAAGTTATACTAAACTTGGACAACTTCAAGAAAAGGCTTAGTGACACCATGGCACAAAAGGTAAATAAAGATTATGAATACATCTTACCTGTGGAGACAATAGACGGAGTGGAATATTTACATGTCGGGGAAAGGGACATTAAATACATACTAGATACCAAAGAATAGACCTTGTCACACACATATGATGATAGCCTCACTTGCTAGTGGGGCTTTTTTTTTGTATATTGCGAAATAGGAAGAATTATTAACGAAACACTTCGCTGCCGGGCATCGCTACTAGGCAGGGACCAGGGTAGCTAGACTAACCTTTAGCTACCCACAATATTAGGAGAACAATGAATATTTTTGAAATAGTAAACAACGTAGTAGTATATAGTCCGCAGGTACTAATGCTATCCCCATTCAAGAAGATATGGGATGAAGACAAGAAAGAAGATAAGCTTTCAGCTAACCTTACGCTATCATTCATTTACTACATGGTAGACGAGAGAAGTGATTTTATGCACATACTGGATATAGATGAGAGAGAGCAAGCTATAAAAGAAGCATTGCAGTTGCCAGAGAAATTCAACTCAAGGTCTGAGAACGTAGTCAACGCAATAGATCTTTATAAGAAACTATCAGAGACTACAAGTACTAGGTTGCTACAGAGTACTAGACTAGTCCTGCAAAAGATATCTACATTCTTAGATGATGTAGACCTCAACGAAAGAGATGAGAGAAAGAAGCCTATACACGACATAGGTAAGATCACAGGATCAGTAGAAAAAATACCAAAGCTAATCAGAGCTATAAATGAAATAGAAAAAGAAGTTGTAAAAGAAAAAGCCATGAAGGCTCAGTCTGGTACGAAAGATATCAGCATGTTTGATTTAGGAATGTAATGAGAAAGTTTAATAATCTACAAACTCCTATTACGGAAGAATTGCTAGACTCTATGCCAAGAGAAGAGAAAGAATCTTTACTTGACAGCATAGATTCTATCATGTTTATACAGAACCTATCTGATCCTAAGCGTAAATTTGCTAAGGATTTACCTAGGTGGGATAACCCATTAGTTCCGGAAACATCTGATGACCCAGACATTGTTCCTAGAAAGTTGGATCCTAATGGCAGAATAGTTGTAGATTTAACGAACCCTCATATATTAGAGGATATGGATTTCTTTAGGCCAGCAGCAATACATTTTGAAAAGCATGGTTGCTACACAAAGATATATCCTAACAAGAATCCTAACTCTACCTATTACAGATACTGGGCTGAAGAAGCTAGAAGATGTAGAGAAGGAATGGTTAGGCCAAGTGATGGAGAGTGGATACCTGGGAATTATTATTTTCAGTTAAACTATGCACCACTACTTAGAGCAGAAATTATAAAGGGTACAAAGAAAGCTGATAGACTAGAGGGTTTTGCATATGTATACGATGCAGATTACTGGTTCTTTCACTATGTAGAACAATGTAGAGCTTTAGGTATGCACGGTGCAAACTTAAAAAGAAGAGGTTGTGGATACTCAGTAAAAGCTAGCAACATGTTGGCAAGAAACTTTGTGTTAGGTGATTCTGAAAAAGCTAAAGAAAAAGTAAAGTCTTTTGCAATTGCAAATGAAAAAGAATACCTGATAAAGGATGGTGTACTAAATAAGTTTGTTGGTGTAATTGATTGGAATGCAACACATACTCCATGGCCAAAGACAAGATCACTTAAGGATTCCTTGAATGATATGCACTGGAGAATGGGGTTCAAGGACAATAAGACTGGTACAGAGAAAGGTGTACTAAACGAAGTGATGGGTGTTACACTTAAAAATGATGCACAGAAAGCACGTGGAAAAAGGGGATCTTTAGTTTTGTGGGAAGAAGCAGGTAAGTTTGATGACTTCCTAACCGCATGGAAAATTGCACAACCATCAGTAGAAGAGTCTGGATTTGCATTTGGATTTATGATGGCTGGTGGTACCGGGGGTGTTGAAGGTGGAGCCTTTGAAGGATTAGAAGAAATCTTCTATAACTCAGCAGGTTATAACATACACTCTATACCTAACGTATTTGACAAGAACACAAACGGAAAAAACAATTGTGCATTTTTCTTTGGAACATACCTCAACTATAGAGGTAAGATGGATAAGAATGGTAACAGTGATGTTATTGGTGCACTTATAGAAATAAACAAAAAGAGAACTAAAGTAAAGTATGGCTCATCTGATGTAAATACAATTGTACAAACAAAAGCAGAAGAACCAATTACTCCTCAGGAAGCTATAATGCGTACAGAGGGTGTTGCATTTCCTGTTGCAGACCTAAGAGATTACTTAGAAGATATTGCACCAGAAATAGATTCATTCTTATCAAGCCACTATCAGGGAACTATAGTGTATGGTGATGACGGAATTGCTAAGTGGCGTAACACACCTGATGCTAAACCAATACGTGAGTTTCCTTACAAAGTTAAAGGAGGTTCATCATCTGATGGAGCTGTGGAGATTTTTGAAATGCCAAACAGGGATAGAGATGGTAATGTGTTTAGTCATAGATATATTGCCGGGATTGACCCTATTGATAATGATTACACCATTGGTGGATCACTTGCGTCAATAATGGTGTTTGACTTATGGACAGACAACATAGTTGCAGAATATACTGGCCGGCCACAACTGGCTAATGAGTTTTATGAGACATGTATAAGATTGCTTTCATTCTATAATGCTCAGGCTAACTACGAGAATAACCTTAAAGGATTGTTCTCTTATTTTAGCAACAACCACGCACTGCACTTGTTAGCAGACAGTCCAGAGATCCTTAGAGATATGGACATTGTTAAGTCTAACTTGTTTGGTAACAGAGCAAAAGGTACTAGAACTACAGCTGATGTTATTAAGCTAGGTAAGACACTGCAGAGAACATGGATGCTTACTCCTTACGAGCAAGAGAGATATGATAGTGATACAGGTAAAACTGTAGAGATGAAGATACCTAACTTGAGAAGGATTAGAAGTATAGGTTACGTAAGAGAATGTATAGCCTGGAATCCTGACATAAACACGGATAGGGTTTCTGCAATGGACATGGTAATGATACTTAGAGAGGATAGAGCTAAGTACACAAGTAAGTTTGAAGATCAAGGAGAAGTAGATACAAACACTTACTTCCATGATGATCCATTCTTAGATCAAAACTGGCAGAAAGCTATGCAGAAAATGGGCAATGAGCCTGAATATCCAGATCTTGGATTTTAGCTATAATATATAGATAAAAAAATACAAATAATTTCGTAAATTTGAAACAATAAAATATAAACATGACAGACAATAAGAACTTTCCTGCTCAAAAGCTTCCCTACAATAAAAAGGGTAAAGCATGGAGAAGAGATCATTTAGACTGGGCTGACCAGAATAGTTATTTGAATAACAGTAACATTAGAAGAAAGATCAAGCACAAGCGTATAAATTTAAACCTATACAACGGTAAGGTTGACGTCAAAGACATGAAGTTAATTCTTAATCCTGGTGGAATGGAAAAGTACCATGTGCCCGATGCTATTCAACACTACCCAATCGTTACTCCTAGAGTTAATGTATTGGTGGGGGAAGAGAAAAGAAGAAAGTTTGACTGGAGTGTTAGTATTATAAACCCAGACACACTGTCTAAAATAAAAGAAGACACAAAAAAATTAGTTGATCAAAGATTAATGGAAATGCTTCAGTCAGAAGTTTCTGACGAAGACTTAGAGCAAGAGTTAGCAAAGTATGCTGACTACATAAACTTTGACTACCAAGACATTAGAGAGAAGAGAGCTAACCTATTGATGAAGCACTATATCTCTAAGTTGAATATGAAAATAATTTTCCAGCAAGGTTTCAAAGATGCCTTGATAATGGGAGAAGAAGTTTACATGTTTGACATTGTGAATGGAGCAGTAACATTCGAGAGACTTAATCCATTGAAGGTACACACGCTTCGTGGTGGTAACTCTAACAAAATAGAAGACTCAGATGTTATCGTACTAGATGATTTCTGGAGTCCAGGAAAAATACAGGATACATTCTACAATGATCTATCAGAAATTGAGACTAAGAAATTAGATGATCAAGAATTCACAGGTAGTACGACAGATTCTGATGGAGTAAGTCTAGCAGTAGATGATATTCACGGAATGAAGATGCTACAAGAAGAAAGTATGGATGCTTATATAGAGTCTACCGGGGTGTTTTCATCTCCAGATTCTCAAGGTAGAAATGCATATACTGACGGGCAGGGAAACATAAGAGTTCTTAGAATGTTCTGGAGATCTATGAAGAAAATAATCAAGGTTGAATACTTTGATGAGCTTGGTAAAAAGCAAACTAAATTCAGATCTGAAGATTACATAATAAATAAAGAAATGGGTGAAGTAGCCAAAACACTTTGGGTTCCACAATGGTGGAAAGGTGTTAAAATAGGTGAAGATACTTATTTGCAGATTAAGCCAAGAGAGATACAGTACAACAGAATGGACCAACCAAGTTTTAATTCGTGTGGAATCATTGGTCAAGTATACAATACATCTGATGAAGAGTCAGTAACTTTGGTTGACAGAGCTAAGCCATTCCAATATCTTTACGATATTTCTTGGCACAGAGTAAATGAAGCATTATCTAAATACATGGGATCAATTGTTGAGTTAGACTTAGCAAAGGTTCCTACTGGATGGTCAGTAAGCAAGTGGTTATACTTTGCACGAAAGTCTGGTATTTCTGTAGTAGATAGTTTTAAAGAAGGACAAAAAGGTATGGCCAAAGGAAGGCTTGCCGGCTCAGTAGGAAATACAACAGGTAGAGTACTAGAGCAAAAGGTAGGTGACTTCATACAGACACACATACAAATGATGGAGTTTGCAAAAGCTCAAATGGACGAAATAACTGGTGTTTCTAGACAGCGTCTAGGACAAGTCGAGAATAGGGAGACTGTTGGCGGTGTAGAAAGAGCAGTTAGCCAGTCCAATCATATTACAGAAGAAATATTCACTATGCATGACTACTGCAAGAAAAGATGTTTTCAGATATTACTGGAGACTGCTAAGATTGCACTAAAGGGTCAAACACTTAGATTCTCTTATATTGCTGACGATATGACTCGTCAATTGGCAGATATAGATGGAGATAAGTTTGCAGAAGAAGAGTATGGCTTAATGGTTTCTAATGATGATGAGATCAACAGAATGGAGCAGAGACTAGAAGGAATGGTACAGATGGGATTACAAAACCAAATGTTATCTTTCTCTACAGCTATCAAGATATTCAATTCACCATCAGTAAGAGAAATACAGCGACTTATTCAGAAGGATGAGCAGCAAATGAAAGAGAATCAATCTCAACAAGCTGAAGCACAGAACAAGCAAATGGAAGCTGACAGAGCTCAAGCCATGGCAATGGATGATGCTCAGAAAAGAATAGACTTAGAAAAGTTTAACAGAACTGACGAGACTCAAAGATACATTGCTGAACTTAAAGCAGAGACCGATAGGCTTAGAATAGATCAAGAAGAAAGAGGGGTTATCTCCGCTGAAGCTGATAGTGAAGAGTTTGAAAAGTTTGAAGCTGAACTAGGAATAAAGAAAGAAGCTTTGTCGAATGATATGTCAAAACATAATGACCTAATGTCTCGAAGAGATAAAGAAATAGCTATAAAAAAAGATCAGGCTAAAAAAACAAATACAAACAACTAATTGAATTAAAAAATTATG